CACATAGGATTCGTAGCCATCGCCGCAGCGGTCCTTCACGGTGTCGGCACGGTCTTTCAGCACCGCCTGCATTTCAGGGCAGCGCAGTAGCGCCCGGATGCCGGAGCTGTTCAGCTCGATGCGGACCTTACTCAAACCGCACCACCTGCACCTTCTTGTTCCATCGCAGCGGGATCATGCTCTCGATGCCCTGCACAACGCCGCCGCAGGTGCGGAAGGTCTGACCAAAGAACTCCACCTTTGCATCCGTCCAGTCGTGGGTGTCACCCTTGGGGATGGCCAGCGTATAGGCCAGCCGCCGGCCGGTGAGCTGCAGTTCGGTGGTGATCTCCTCGGCAGAGGGTTCACCCACCAGCACATTGTGCACGGTGACAGGCGTTTCCTCATAAATGGGGTCGTGGAAGCGATCCTCGCCGGTCTGGGTCTTGGTATAGAGGGTGATGTCGATTCCTTTCAGCATAAATCCTCCAGAGGGCTGCGGGCACCGATGCGGCTGCCGACCCCCAGCAGCTTCTTTTCCAGCTTGGAAAGATACAGCTCACCGGAAGAGCCGCCGCTCATCGTCCAGCTCTGGCTGTAGCCCAGCGCCGTGGCCGTGCCTTGCGTGGAGCCCATGGGAAAGGAGACCCCGCCCCCGCTGTCGCTCTCGCCCAGCTGACGGCGCACCATCCGGCAGGAGACCAGCTTCTTGGCGTCTTCGCCTGCATCCGGGTTGTAGCTGTCGATGATCACGGCAGCTTCGCTTAGCAGGGCGGCACACTGTGTCTGTTCGTCTCGGGACAAGGCGCGAAAACCTGCTTCCACGTCCTGCACTTCAGCGTAAAGCATGGCGGCACCTCATCAGACGGCAGCCTCGGTGCGCTTGATGTACAGGGTCTGAGGTTTGGAGACTTTCAGACCATACACCTTGCGGCCCTGCACAGCGGATGCACCGATGTACTTGCCGGAGCCGGACAGGTCCTGCAGGTGCACCGGGGTCTGCCACTCCATGACGCGGTGACACCAGTTGGGGTGTCCGGCGATAAATTCCGTGGTGGTTTTCTTGCTGGCCACACGAGTAGTGGATTCGTAATCCATATTGTTGGACTCGAACACGTTGAAACCGGCGATACGGCCAATGACGCCCTGCTGCACCAACTCCTGAGACAGGTCGCCCTGCTTGATGAAGTGCTCATCCAGCATCAAAACCTCCAGATATTCGGGGGATGCAATGAGGAAACGTCCCTCGTTGGGCACGCCCTTACGGCCCAGGACACGCTTTGCCTCCAGTGCCAGCTTGTAGGCATTGGTCTCGGTTGCGGCAGTCTTGGTAGCGCTGATGGTAGCACCGACAGCACCCTCCAGTGCGTCGATGGACTTTTTATCCACGGACAGAGCCAGAGAGTAGCCAGCGCTGTCCAGACGGTCGGCCACGATGTCGTCCGGCACGCTTGCGGCATCGTAGCCATCGATCAGCTCGTTTACGGCTTCATCGTGGTCAATGTTCAGGTCCAGATAAGTGGTGGTGCCGACTTCCGCGTCCACGCCGGTGGCCTTGTTGTACTCCTTGACGGAAACCTCAGTGTCACGCACCGGGATCTTTACCTTGCCGGAAGTAGGGTCGCCTTCGTAGCGGCTGTTGAAAATGAGATTATCACGGGTCACCAGAGTGTTGCGCAGCTTTGCGTCAACAAGGGAAGCCCATCGCTCCTGATTTGCGTGTGCCATAAGATGCCTCTCTTTCTCCGTGCAGAGCGCACGGATCAAACTTTCAGATTCGGATTCAGCTTTGTAAATGCAGCCAGAACGCCGTCCGGCTGACTGGGAACGTGATTCGGGGTCCCGCCGTCTTTGAGGATGGGATATCCGGCAGCCTGACCTTCACCAAACGCCCACGGGTTCGCCTTTGCGGCATCGTCCAGCGCCTTTGCAATGTCGGTGCTGCGGTCGGCAGAGCCCTTCAGGGCGTCCAGATCCAGCAAAGCACGCACCGCCTTGACGCTGCGGCCCTTCCTGCCCAGGATGGCAGTGTCCAGAGCGTTGTCAAAGGCAAAGCCCTCGGCCTGCGCCTTCATGTCGTTCTGCAGCTGGGTGACCTTTGCCTGCAGCCCGGCTACATCCACGCCTTCAAAGGCTTTCAGGCCGTCCTGCGCGGTCTTGAGCTGGGCGTTTGCGTTGTCCAGCTGGGTCTGCAGGGCCGTGGCGGCAGACTTCTCCCGGTTGATGTCTGCGCCGTTCTCCTGCATGATCCAGTTGAGCTGCTCGTCGGTGATGCCGGGGATCTTGTTCTTCACGTCTTCACGCTTCATGGTGGAAACTCCTTTCGTGTGTGAGACCTCAGTTTTTTACACTGTTCTCTGTCAGTAATCCGGTCGTGGGCGGGATACGCGCCGCCCGCCGCATGGCACCGTTTGCAGGGCTCGAACCTGCCGCTTCCGGTTTTGGAGACCGGTGCTCTTCCAACATGAGCTAAAACGGCATAAAAAAGCACGGTGCAAAACTGCATCGTGCTTAAAAGTGGGCAAAAGAAAACCACGGTGCATGTGCATCGTGGTTCAATTACTGTTCCTGTTCCCAGGCCCAGTTTTTAAATTTATGATACGCTTTCAACGCTTCCTCAGGAACAGCAGAAAAGTCTTTTTCAAGAATCGCTGTACGGTAAGGATCAAACGTATCGACTAACTTTTGAATTTCCGGGGGATAACCCAATATACACATGTTACGTTCGCCTCCTTAACGACATAAATTCCGCCTCGACTTCATCAAAGCGGTCGCCTAAATACATATCAGCAGCATATTTGCTGATTTCTCCTACATTATCGCGCGTAATGCCAAGTTTGTCAATGCGTTCCCTGCACTTTTTGCACAGAGCATCGAGATACTCCCCGCGATTTTCGCGGGTGATCGTCCAGCCGGATTGCCGGAAATCCTCTGCCTGCTTCATGTGCCACATTTCATGAGCTTCAACGGCACCAGCACCGCCGGATGCTTCCTGCACTGCCTTCTTGCCGATGCTTTCAGCGTAGTAAACGATATTCTCGCAGGGGTCATAGACGCCCACTGCACCGCGCAATTCGTCATCACTGACGATCACGATTTTAGGCTTGCGGTCAATGCTTACGCCCCAGTCGGTCAATGCGTGCTCTGTGTTCTGGTTGACCTCATGCAGTGCCTTGGGCTTGATAGACGCTTTATCTGAAACAAAAACCGGCGTTTTGTAAGATTCGACCTGCTTCACAGAGATTTCAACAGCTTCCGTTCTGCGGGTCAGTGTGATCTTACTTGCTGCACCCAGATCCTTGCGGTATGCCTGCGCTGCATACGCCGCCCTCTTTTGTGCATTGATGCGCTCCCGGTTGGCGGCGTAATCAATGCGGCGCATTTTGTTGATGTCGCCGCCCGCCTCACGATACTGCCGGTAATACTTGTCCGGATCGTACCCGGCAACTGTGGTGCGGTGGTCGAACCGGATGGCAAACTCACAGTCACAATGGGCGTGGATATGCTCCGCGTGCCCGCCCTTCAGCAGTTTCTGGCTGGCCTTCTGCCAACCATTGGACGCCAGCGTAATGCAGAAGGGGCAGGTGTCACCATGGGGCACCCATGCCCATTCCGCGCCGTCGCGAATGGCGTTTTTCAGGGTGGTGTCCGCACCGGCACGCTTGACAAGGCGGCTGACGCCGTTTGGCAGGTTGGCGGGGTTCTGGTCCTTGGTAGCGCTCACCATGCGGGCCACCTCGCCATAGCTGGCGGTAGCGGCAGGCTCTGCGGCGGGCACATACACGCCCTGCGCCTCGGCCAGTGCTTCATACATCTGGCAGGCCAGCTCTGCGCTGCCTTCACTGTACTTGGTCACCAGCCCGTAGGCGTAGGCCACAAGGCCGTCAGTGTCGGCGGTGCCGTGGGCGTCTATGTATTCCCGCATGAGCTGCCCGGCTTTCTGGTTCAGCCGGGACAGCCGGGTGATGTACTCATTCCACGTTTTCGCTGAGATCTGCATTTTCCATCTCCATCAGCAGCTTCTGACCGCGCGCCCGCTGCTCCTGCGCCTTGATGCGCCGGATGTCCGCCTGATCGAAGCCGATCATTTCCAGAAAGGTATCCGTCCCGGCAAACTCCTGCCGGGCAGATGCGATCTTGATAGCGGCATCTGCCGTCACGGCCACGCTGGGCATGGCCGGATTTCTAAAGTGCGCCATGATACCGGTTTCTTCTTCGGTCAGATCAGAAAGCTCACAGCCCCGTGCCACGGCCTGCGCCATGCAGGCAATGGTGCGCAGTGCATCGCCGTTGCCGGTGTTCAGCTGCTGGGCCAGCAGCACCAGCGTCTGGCTCTGAGCAAGGATGGCATCGCTGCTGGTGGGGTTGGCGTCGTTCACCACGCCCACGTCGGTGACAGTCAGGCCGGTGGCCGCTGCAAACTGGGTGGCCGTCATGCGCATCTTCTCCACATGGGGCTGCAGGCTGCCCTGCGCCAGCTGGCCGAACTCCGGGTTTTCGCCGGTCTCCGGGTTGGAGGTGGCTGCGATGATTGCGCCGACATACTGTTTAAACTTATCGGCAGTGATAGCATCGTACTGTTCATCGGTCACACCGAGAATGTATTTCTGCGGGGTGGTGTCGAACTCCAGCGCAATGGTAGCGTTGGCGGCTGTACGCACATAATCATCGATCAATGCCCGGATGGGGCGTTTCAGGCGGCTGCGGCCAAAGGGTTTATTGTTGGTCGCATTCCAGATCAGCGGTTCCATCAACGGACGCTTCATCTGGTTCGGATATCGCTTTGCCGTCCAGATGCCGCCTTCCAGGCTTAACACAATGGTTGCATCGTCAGTGTAAAAGTTCACAAGGGATGGATTCCAGACATCAGCAACAGATTCATCCTGTGCAGTGTCGATGATGGAAAACCCATAGTCGATGCGACCTTTCTCACCATTCCAGCAGGCAGCTGCGGTGGCAGGAGAATTAAAACGGATGCGGCAGCCGATGTCCGAATCCTTGGAAAGGGTGGCAAACACGCAGCCGTACTTCAGCTCGTCCCTGCAGGCCTTGGCGTACTCGGCCACAAGGCGGTTATCCTTTACCAGCCGGGCAAGGCTGTCCAGATTGCCACCGCTGCCCACAAAGCCGTCAAACATGGAGCGTGCGGCCAATGCATCCACGGCTTTCTGTCCCCAGCTGCAGCCTACTTCCAGTTTGCTCAATCCTTTCGGCAAAGCGATACCAAGGCTGACATCCTGCAGTGTGATATGACCTTCGTAGTATTTGTCCTTGATAACATTGTTGCCCTGGTGGGTGTTATAAATATTGGTCAATTCCTGCAGCTGTGCCAGTTCTTCCGGTGTCAGGCCGTCCACACGGCCAAAATTCAAAATCTGCATGATGCTCCTTTCAGCCGATCTTCATTTTGCGGGTGGGGTCGCGGCGGCTGGTCTTGGCACCCCAGAGCGCCAGCGCACAGGCTTCCACCGGCAGGCTGTTGTCTCCGCCAAAGCCGAAGCCGCCCGCGATGGGCCGCTTGACGGCGGTGATGGCGCTTTCATTCAGCACGGTCTGGGGCTTATACCATGTCAGAGTTCCCTCGCTGATGCCGTTGGTGAAGCTGCTGACCGCAGCGATCACGTCCTTTGCGGCGGGCCGGATCACCGAGTTCTTTGCCCGCCATGTGTCCTTGATGCGCTCCACCAGCACGTCCACACCGTTGCGGCCGTCAATGACTACACAGCTGGCCTTGCCGTACCGGTCGTTCAGCCAGTCGGCCAGCCATGCCAGACCCTGACCGGCAGGGCGCATTTCCAGT